TCCTCAAGGACATGGCCGATGGCGAAAATGCGCAGCAACTGACCGCTGAAATCTTGGCCATCGTCCTTGAGCGCATGGGTGAATTCGAACTGCAGCGCGCGTTCGCAGGCATGACCGAGGCGGGAGCCGCCAAGATAATCGCGTGGGGCGCGGGCGGCACTATCAGCAGTCAGGGCTGCGTCGACAGCGGCGTTCACCTTGTCGGCGAACTTGGGGCGGGAGTTATAGTCCAACATCAGAAGGGGATCTCCGACTGGCTGGCGTTCTCGGCCATCTCGGCGCGGAATGCGGCGATGATGATCACGATCAACTGGTGCATGTCGTTTTGGGTCAGATGACCCAGCGAGCGCTCCCAGCCGATGCGCTCCATCTCGGGGGCAAGCGCACGCATGACTGCGGGCAGCGCTTGCGTTTCCTCTTCGGTGAAATCGACCATGTTCAATCCTTTTCGGGCTTTGAGGGTGAAGGCCGCCTGGCAGCCCATGGAGCAAAACCAGCGGCGGGTTCGGTGAGCCGGATCAGGAAACGGTCCGGGGGACCGTTTCCCCGGCGAACGGCGCGGCAGGCGGGGATCGAACCAGCCAAACCCCTGTGTGGGAGACGTGCAGACGGCACAAAGGCTTGGGCGTCGATGCCCGATACGCTCAGGTAGCGGTCGATCCTCAGCCGCTGTGGGCGGGGATGGAATTTGCGCGACATGGCTCATGCCGCCTCCCGCGCATCGGGGGCGGCGGTCATGACGAGATGGCGGATTGCCCGCTTGTTGAAGGTGAAGGTCATCAGCGCCGAGGCGTGATAGCGGGTCAGGCCATAGTCTTGCCGATAGGCGGGCGGCAGATATTGCAGCTGCTTGTCCGTGGCGGCCTGTTTCAGCCAGCCGCGCGTCTTGAAGGCGCTCTCATCGGTCTCGACCTCGTTCAGCCAATCATCGGCCTGCGCGAGGCAGACGGTCCGTTCGCCGATGCCCAGCAAGCGGGGGCTTTGGCCCTTTGCGCCGCCGACCGCATGCCAGCGCCCTTCCAGGAAGAAGATGCCGCCCCAGGCGTTGAACCCGTTGGCCATCAGCGCGTCATCGGCCCCGAAGAGGTCGATCCAGGCGAAGCTGGACCGCTTCAGAAGGTCGATCTCCGTCATAATGAAACCGCTCAGCGTCCCATCATCGGCCTCTTGTGAGCGCAAGTCCTCCTCGCGCTCGAACACCTCGCCACACAGCGGGCACTCAAAACAGGCCAGTGGAATATCGGCGCCACAGGCCGGGCACACCTTGGTCGGGGCGTCGCCGGTCTCGGTCTTGCCGTCGAGATCGACATCCTGTTCCAGAGTGCCGTGGATCAGACTCGAGGTGCCAAAATCCAGCACGACGCAGTCGGTCTTTATGACACCGGGGTGTTCCTCAGGGTCGATGGTACGCAAGCCGCGGCCCACCATCTGGATCATGGTGGACTTGTAGGATGAGGGCCGCAGCAGGACGACGCAGGAGGTTGGCGGGTGATCCCAACCTTCGGTCAGCACCGCTACGTTGACGATGACGCGAATATCTCCGGCGGCGTAGGCGGCGAGAATTTGGCGGCGATCCTCGCTTGGCAGATCGCCGTGGATCAACCCGGCAGGCACATCTAAAGCATTGAAGGCTTCCGTGACATGCGCGGCGTGAGCGACAGTGGAACAGAACACCACGGTCTGCCGGTCACCCGCCTTTTCCTTCCAGTGCCGGATGACCTCGTCGGTGACAGGCGCGCGGTCCATGATCGACGCGACCTCTGCCATGTCGAAATCGGCCAGCGACTTGCGCACAGCGCGCAGCTTGTCCTGCACGCCGACATCGATCACGAAGGTGCGCGGCGGGACCAGATGGCCCGAGGCGATCAACTCACCCAGACGCACCTGGTCGGCGACATTGTCGAATACCTCCCGCAGACCCTTCTTGTCGCCCCGATTTGGGGTGGCGGTGACGCCGAAGATGCGGGCGTCAGGATTGGCATTGCGGACATGGTCGATGATGCGGCGATAGCTTGCCGCCACCGCATGATGCGCCTCGTCGATTACCAGCAGATCAAGCCGCGGCATGGCCGCAAGATTGCCGATCCGGGCCAGTGTCGGCACCATGGCGAAGGTCACCTGACCCGCCCAAGATTTGGCACTGGCATCGACCACCGATGTGGTCAGGCCAGGATTGACCCGGGCAAACTTGCCCCGGTTCTGATCGGTCAGCTCGTCGCGGTGGGCCAGCACGCAGGCCTTGGCGGCGCTGTCGCCGATCACCTCACCCGTGACCGCCGACAGCATTATCGTTTTACCCGCGCCGGTGGGCGCGATGCCCAGCGTGTTACCATGGGCGTCAAGCGCAGCAAGGCTGCGCTCGACGAAGGTTTTCTGACGGGGACGCAGCCGCATGATCGCTCCCCCTCACTCGGCCCAGCTGGGACGCCCGGAAAAACCCGGGGTCGCAGGGGTTTGCGGTGTTTGCGGTTGCGGTGCGGGCGCGGTGTAGCCCTGAGCCGGGGCGACATAGCCCTGCTGCGGCGCGTTGTTTGCAGGGGGCTGGCTGTAGCCCTGCATCGACGCAGACCCAACCTGCCCCATCAGCTGCGCATAATCGCGGTGGCTGGGCGTGACGGCGCTGCGAACCTCGTTCTTGTCCTCGCCATTGGTGTCGGAACCGATGTCCATCCGGGCGATGAACTCGATCCCGTCCAACTCGGCAAAGCCACTGATCCGGCGGCGGGCCTGTGCTTGCGCCGAGTTGTCCTTGTCGCCGATGCCACGCGCCGAGTTCAGAATGCCCTTGATCAGACCGCGCCCGGTATTGCCCCAATCCGGGCCCTTCGGGCTGTAAAGCCCGATCAGCGACCAGATCTTGCGCTTGGCATAGGGCCCCTCGACCACGGTATATTCGGCGTCGAGATAGACCGCCCCAGTCGCGCCGCGTTTGGCATAGCCGCTGGTCCAGCCCTGCGACGGATCGTCAAAGCCGCCGGGGCGGATGATCAGGCGCACCTTGGCCAGCGTGCCCTTGGGAATCACATCGCTGTTGGAATGCGCGTCGTTGAAGTCGTTCCAGAGTCCAGTCATCGGGTTTGTCCTTTTCAGTTTCCATTGGGGGTGTTGGATGGGCCGGTGCTGTCGGCCACCGGGGGCGCGGGCAGCACCGGCGGTTTGAAGGTCAGGCGACGCTCCGCAGGGATCAGAGGGCCGCGGATCTTTTCCATCAGCTGACCCAGATGCGGGGGTTCCAGCAGCGCAAGCCGCCCGGAGCGGTCCTTGGCCGGATAGCCGAAAGGGTTCAGCGTCTGGCAGACGAAGGCGCGCTGGGGTTGGCCCTTCGCATCGGGCACATCAATCATGGTGATGACCTGATCGACGATCCCGGGCAGCTCGAGGCCGGTCTTGGAGCCATCGATTTGCGGCACGAAGATCTTGCGATTGAAGTCATCGAGCTTCTGGTCGAGGATCCCCACGAACCAGATGTTCTTGCCGCGCGTGTGCTGCAGATGCGTGAGCCAGGCGATCATTTCGCGGCCATGCAGACCATAAGCGCCCCGCACATCCGGCTTGCCGGTCTTCTCTGACAAGGCCTCGGGCTGGCCCTTGCACCACTGGAAGCACAGCCGCCCCGCCACCGTGATCGAGTCGATGAATACCGTGTCGTATTTGCCGAGCACGGCCGGATCACCAAACCGCCCGCAGACCTCGTCATAATGTGCTTGGCTATAAGGCTGTTCGCCGCGCAGCGCCGGATTGGGCCCACCGATGAAGACCGCAAAATCACGGCATTCCTTCCAGGTACGCGGGCGGATCACGTCGATGGCGAGACCCTCAATCGCCAGATCCCCAGCTTCAAGATCGAAGAACAGCGTCGTGGTCGCCATCAGCGTCCACAGCAGCGTCGTCTTGCCGATCCCGGAAGGGCCAAAGATCACGCCCTTGATGCCGCGCGTCTCGGCCAGCCGCTGATCGGCGGTGATGATGGGAAGCGCGCCGGTCATGACAGCACCTCCAGCCGTGCAACAGAGGCATCAGCGTCATTACAGGTCACCGCCACGTAGAGCGCATCAAGACGGTCGGCCTCGTCCAAGCATTCCTTGCCCTTGCGCCGCATAAAGCGGCGTGCGTCATCCAGCAGATCCGGCTCGGCGATCAGACCAAGAATTGTGACATATTCCTCAGCACTTTCGACAAAGTAGGATTTTGAGCGCAGGTCTTGGACAAGAGGTGCAAAGTTCTCGCTCAACTCGGAGAAATCTGACTGGCCCAGAACGTCGCTCCGGTTGCGCAGGGTGCGTTTTACCTCGGTGATGATGCCGATGCGCAGCATCCGCAGCGCCCCTTCCTGCCGCGCCTGCGTACAGGTGAGTGGAAACGCAGTTTCCATCATGTCATCGGCGATTTTCGGGGCGTTGTTTCCAAGCTGGGAGGCCACCTCCCAGACACGTTCGGCAAATGCCGCTGATTGACTATCAAGCATCAGACCACTCCTTGATTGTTGTGAAAGCTGCAGACCCTTGGGCGATGGCCTTGGCGTCGAGGGCGTGAAATGGGGTATCGCTCGCCTCCCGCATGCCCTTGCGTGCAAGGGCAAGGTTCTCGTCGGTGGCCCATTCGGCAAAGGCGCGGAAGATCCCGGTGACATGTCGCCAGGCGGCCTGTTCACGCGTGGGTGCCACATAAAGCGGATTGCGACGATTGGGCCGGCGCTGCGGTCGCATCCCGCGCATGGCAGCATCGACAACCATTTTGCGCAAAGCCGACCGAGTGGGTTCCTCGCCCCGCGCGAGGCGATCATCCAAAGTGCGGCGTACAATGCCAGGGTCATTTGCCTCGGCATCGCGGATCAGGCGCGCGTCATAGATCTCATCGTGTCGCAAGCCCAGGTTAGCTGCCGTGGCCTGCAAACTCTTGCCGCCTTCAAGACTTTTCGGGCGCCCTGCGGCCACCTCGCCCCGGGCCTGCGCCGCATCATATTCATCCGCCAGCCGGTGCTTGGCCTGCGCCTCGATTTCCAAAGCATTCGCTTGGGCGCGGTGCGCAGCACCGATCAGCACATCATGCGCATCCTTGGCACGCTGTATCCGCGCGGTGCGCTTTGCGACGTCATAGGCGAGGCCCGCCATCTCGCGCGCATCAAGGATTTCGGCTGAGCTGCGCGCGTTTGCGAGAATACTGGCTGCGCGGTCGACCAGCGCACGCAGGTCATGCACCTCGCTTATGACAAGGGGAACGGAGGTCATGGCTGTTCCTCCGCCGGGATCAGCGTGACGGACAGCGTGCCAGTGCGAACGGTGCGCGCAGGTTCAAAACCCTCGCGGATGGCGACAGGCCAGGCGACATAATTGCGTTCCGGCACCTTGAAGCTGATCTCGACATATTCAGCAGGGTCGTCACCTGCGGCGCGGATACGCTCGACCATGGCGGCAAGCCGGCTCTGATCCCAATCCACTCGTTTCGGCAGATCGGCAACGATGGTGAAATCGCCCTCGTCAAAGCGAACGGTGCCGGTGTCTTTGCCGGAGGCGCTGCGCACTTCGGCGGCGCGGGCAGCGAAACGGACCGCCAGCGCGGTGTTGAAGCGCGTGGTCACCGCCTTCATCTGTTTGGCGGCCGCGTCGATCTCGTGCTGCAGGGCGGCCAGCAGGTCGACTGGAAGCAGAGCAATTTCATCCACGGGCAGATTGATCAACTCGTTGATGTCGGGTGTGTTGTCAGGAAAAGGCATTTGGGTCTCCTTATTGGGGAATGGGGGGATCAGGCGGCCTCGAGCAGGCGCACCGAAAGCGAGGTACCGGCCTTGCGTGGCTTGCGCCGGGCAACGGCGATGTAGGCAAACTGGTCGGGGCCGATACGCGCTTGAACGAGGTGGACCAGATCCTGCTCGGCGGCGCGCAAGGCGGCAGAGGCCACCAAGCGCAATGCGCGCTGTTGATCAGAGAGCAGTTTGGAAACGACGCCGGTCGCATCGACGGCGAGAAAGCCGCGATGGTAGACCAGCGTCTCGCCGGGCTCGGCTTGTGCTACCCATGCGCAGAAGGCGATCTCGTCGGTCGATGCGTGGATCGGCGCTACATGAGCAGGCTTGAAACTTGCCATCATCATGCCGCCCCCGCCCCAACGACCAAGGTCGTGTTCTGGCGTAACTGCGCTTGCTCAAAGGCAAGAATGTCGTCGAGCCGGTAAACCACCCGCCCGCCGATCTTCATGTAAACGGGGCCTTCCCCGACCCAGCGCCAGCGTTCCAGCGTGCGGGGGGAGATCGTCCAGCGCCGCGCGAGGTCTATCTGAGTGAGGCAAGTCTTTTGCTGCATCGTTGTCTCCCGGTGTTGGTTGTCGGGAGCAAGATGCGATATTCGGCTGTGGGATGTCGTCGGGGTCGTAGTGGGATGCAGAGGGGGATCAGATCGGCCTTGCGAAACAAGGGGCTGATGCCGGGAGGGGGATCACCATCCCACTGCGGCCCCACACCCGATCCCCCACCGCAGCCAGAAGAGGGATCGAATCGCCCCGGAAAACTTGCGCTCGGTCAGACGCCTGCGAGGCTGTAGAGCCCACGCTGATTCGATGCGATGAGGTCGCGCCAGTGCTTCTGGGATTTGAAGACGTCAGACATCTTCAGGCTTC